GTAGAGATATCGTAAGGAGGAACCAAGTGATGCGTTATGCACCATCAACTGATGAGCTTTATTAAGCTCTTGTTGTTTTCCTACCAAGGGAGCAACGGCAGACATAGGGAATGGAGTACCAGTCCATTTGTAATGTATAGGGACTATTGGATACTCTGTTCCTGGCAACATTGCTTCATATATAAATGTATCGCCTATAACACAGGTCAATCTAATTCTAGCCTCATAGAACTTAACTGCATCAATAAGACTATTTTTTAATTCACCTTTCATTAAAACCTTAAATTCTTTTTCAGATACTATATTGTTTTCAACCTTACTTACAGCATCCATAGCGTTTGAGATTTTTTTCTCTCTAATCCTTACAATACTTTCCTGCGACTGTTTCTCAAGCTTTTCTAGCTCCAAGGTATATCTTTCTTCAATTATAGCACCATTTTGAAGCTGTTGATTAAGAGACAATATTGTTTCCTGCATTTGAACTTGCTGTTCTTTTTGTATAGCCTCCATCTCAATGTCCACCGCAGCACTAATTTCCTTTATCTGTTCAGGAGTTGGCTCTATACGATAAAAAACATTCATATAGGGCATCTTAACCTTTTCATACATCTCATAATAGTCAAGCCTACGATCTTCTTCTCCAAAGTAATCGAATGTTTCATCTATAATTTCTTTATATTGAAAATCATTTCCCTCTGCTTTTTGACTATAACTATAAGTATTCTGCTCATTAGATCCAGCATTTTTAATTTTGTTAGCATACTCTGGGAATATTTTTTGCAAGTGTGATTGAGGTATAACCTTATGAACCATTATATACGCAGCATCACGATAGAATAAATCCCTACTTTTTGGATCAACAAAGACATCAAAAGGCTCAATAGTATCAACCCTAACCTCTCCCAGTCCATGATCAGAATGAGCATCAACAGAGACTTTAAAATATCCAACGCTCTTTGTTATACCATCATTAACAACTTGGCTGAATTTGCTTTGCCCATCACTCTCATACCAAATATAATCAGCAATATCAGCATGCACACTAGCAACATTAACATCCGATCCCTCGGCTCCAACTGCCTGCCAGCGCGGCTGGTTTGCAGTAACATAGAAATTTAACATCTCTACAATAGGTATAATCCGATTGATAGTAAATGTTGGCATTCCCTGTCTCTCAAGAGTATCGTGTTCTTCTTGGGTAAGCTGGTTGTCTAGATAAAAGTCATGTCCCTGCTGGTTAACCTTCTCCCAGCGCTGACGACTTACCCCATTAAGATTAATAAATAAGTCTCTAACTCTATCTGCTTTTGACTTTGCTGTTTTTCTTGCCATTATTTCCCCTTCTTATTTTTGCCCCAGCTGAAAGGATTCAAATTCAGCTCGGTTTGATACGCCATTAAGCTAATACCCAGCTTTTTGGTTGATCTACTTTTCTCCTTACCCAGTCTCCAGACTGGTTTTCAGAGCCACTTGGTGGATGAGAATATTTGACTGCATAGGCGAGCGCGTCTATCGTGTCATCGTGAGCCATTCTTTTGCCAAAAGTGAGGATTTCGTGCTGGAGATCGTAGTGGGAGTCGCGTATCCTCACCGCACCAATTGACATTCTTTGAGCTAAAACTTCCTGTATTCTATCTAACTTACTTTGCTTTGTTCCAGGCTTTTCTTCCTTGAACCGCAAGCTAAAATCATTCTTTCTTCTCATCTCGCTCCTGAGTGCCTGAAATATTGGCTTTGACATTGAAGTATCTTCAACTGTAAACAGGGTCGGATTATACTTATTGTTAAGTTCAAACATATAATCAACTATTCCCTTTTTATCTTCGCCTGGTATTCCGAGTACTGGTAAGGATCTCTTTCTTACATAATCCAGTACATATATATTAGCATTAATATCACATGCAACTACCATTATAACACTGTAGTCGCTGTCCCTTCTTTCTGAGTCTGTCGCTGGATCCACTCCAGCAAAGATATTAACTGGTATCTTCTCTCCCTCACAATATAAATAAGGCATTGTTTCGTCTTCATCAAGCTTATAAAAGCCATCCCAGTGCTTAACATGCCTCATATTAAAGATAGAATCTTCAGCAGACTGAACCTCCATCATATATTCCTGATAAAACTTGTGAGGCTTTCCAGAGTCTACATAGAACTTCTTTTTCTCAGTTAACTTGGTAAGTGGGAACCAACTATGCCAGAGTGCCTGGTCGTCTTGCACGGCCTTATATAACATTACTTTCCAAGAAAATTCCTTATTTTCGCTTTGAGCTTTCTCATAATTGTTGATGAGGTTATTAATGAAGGAATCATAATGAACAGGCGTACCATTGATGCGAAGACGACCGTCGTGAGGCTCCAAAGCAGGAGCAACGACAGCTGTAACCATATTAGCATTTTTTGACCTAGATTCCGAAGTAAGGGTATTGTTTTCATCCTCAAAGTCGTCCAAAACCACCAGATCATACCTTTTGTGTAGCTTAGCACCACCACGAATACCCGATATATTAGATTTGGATATGAGTTTGCACCCATTTTTAAGCTCTATATCCTGTTCTGTCCATTTTCTTCCTTTCATATCTCCGAAATAGTATTTAATCTGCTCATTGTACTCTAAATGAGTTTTAACATAATCCATATTCCCAACTGCCAGCTTCTGGGTTGCTGATACCCACCCGTAAAACAGTGGTTCTTCAGCAAAGCAGAATGAACGCATGATATCTGCCTTAGTAAGTACAGTCTTACCATGACCTCTAGGCATAATAATAGCTAAATTGCGATATTTATGTAGATCTCCTTTAAGATCATCAATAGCATCGACTATCTCATAGTGAAACCAAGGAGTTTCAGAGCGCCCAAAATCATCTGGAAGAAATAGTTTGCCAAATGCAATTATATCATTCTTAGCTGTGACAAGCAGTTCCTCTGCCTCAGACACATTCTGAGTGTTAATATTGGCCATTATATAGTTTCTTCACCATGACTTTCGTATTCTGGCAGTGCTGGCCTTTTTACCTCTTCTATCTGTTTGGGCTCAAATCCTTGAAATATTCCAGTTACTTCCGTCACTTTTTGCTTCTCAACAACTCCCCATGCATCCCATAACATCTTCAGGGCGCTTATACGATCGCTCCCATTCTTGCCATTATCAACCTCTTCTTTGGCCCTTTTTAATAAATAATGTAGATCAATCTCTAGTTTCCCCATTACATCTTCTTTGTTTTTATCCATAAGTACATCCATCCTTTGTGTTTTTAAAAGTAACGCTGCACGTCTTTTAGCGTAGTCTCTGCTTTTTGCAGTATAGACTTCCATATATGCCTCAACGGCTTCTTGTCCAAGCACAATCCTTCTGGCAAACAGCTTCTCTTTATCTGTTGGAACTTTACGATCTCTTATAGATTCATAGCTCGTTTTTCCATTTAGAGTATGTCTATCGCTCCGCTCAACTGTAGTTAGCTCCCCTCTTATGGAATACGTACCAAGGCAGGTTTGTATAACCGCGCTTTTACCAATCTTCTTTCTTTTTAAAACCTGAATATAAGCATTATCATCAGCACGAACCCAGTCCCCGTCGCGCGCATTTTTCCAGTCAGGCACAATCATAAGGCCTTTAGGCAACTCTGATTCTAGATCATAGACATGGTGCTCTTTATCTTTAATCGTGTAGGATCTCATCTATTTATAATAGACCTTCCTGTAATATTAAAAGGTTTAGCTTTATTTTCCATCCAGTCTTTACCATAGTCGCTCAAGTTTATTGAGACATTTGTTTTATCTCCCCTCCATGAGGGTATACCCGCCACAAAATCAGGGGCAAGCTTTGTTAAAAGGCCTAATGCCTTAGGAACATTACGGCTGAAGTTCATATAGCTGCTTTCTTCTGCATAATCCGTTCCTCCTTTTCCTTTCTCTCCCTCTATTAAATCCCAAGGCTCAACTATCATATATTCATAATCCCCACCCTCTAATTTCCTTCGCCTAACAGTAGATGTTTCCCCAAGCTTATTATACACATCAGCCCAATCTGACGATTTTGTTTCACCTAGTTCCCCCTCAGGCTTCTCAATACCAGCATCGCTCATTATACTGTTAGGACTAACCTGTTTAAATTCCCATCCTTCATCTGCATAAGGTATTCCAGTGTTTGGATTAAGCTCACGATTGGTAGTTGGATTCCAAAACCACTCCCTTTCTTCAGGAGCCCCATATTCGTCATGCACTGCTTGCAAATACTTATCTATCACGGATTGATCATCAGAAAGCGGCATATCCTCTCCTGAACCAGATAGATAACGTGTAAGCAATCTAAATTCATGTGCTCCTGCAGAACCAACGGTTTCCTCAACTAATGGCATAGATCCGCCACCTGAAAATAAAGATTGATAGTAGACATCTTTTGCTGTTTCTGCGGCTGATTGCCAAAGATCCACTTTCTGCCCACCATCTTCAACCATAAGTTTATCATCTTGATTAAAGAAGTCCATAATCGTATCTGTAATCCCCATTGTCTCAGACTTTTTTCTTAGCTTGGCTTTTTAAATTTTTTTTCAACTTTCTTGGCATACCCGTATACCCTTATTACTAT